CAGATTACCTTTGACCACAGAGACTTGGTAACAGTCATTAGTGTTATCAATACCAGAAACAAAGGCAAAAAGTAACTATGGAAGCATCAGTCAAAATCTTTGGCATTCAGCAAACACTGAAAGACCTGAACGACTTTGACAAAACATATCGCAAACAGGTAACTAAGGACATTAAAAAAGAAGGCGATGTTATTGTCGCTGACGCTAGGGATGCTGTGCAAAAGTTTGAAAATTCGGCTGGCAATGGCGCGCCATTGTCTCGAATGTACAAGTATTCACTAATTAAAGGCAGATCAGTTTTTTGGACTACCAGCGCTGTGCAAAAAGGTTTTATAACTAAAGTTGGCAAGCGTGGCAATAAAGCCAAAACTGTGATGTTCAAAGATCGGTTTGATGCTGAAAACAATCCGCGTGAATCACATGTTGTTTCGTACAAGGCGACACCTTATGAATTGATGTCAATGCAACAAAAAGATATTGCTGGCGCAATCTTTGATCATGCTGGCAGGAAGAAATCAACTAAGTTCACTGAGACACTTAATAAAGAAGAAGGGCCAGCGCCGCGCGTACTTGAAAAAGCGGTAATGAAGAATCGCGAAAATGTTGTTCAAGGCGTAGAAAAGATTATTGACAAAGTCATGGTGACGCTTAATAGAAAACTGGTGGTTGAGCATGGCAATTAACATCCCGATAATTTCGTCACTCGACACGAAAGGATTTGACAAAGCACAAAAAGAATTTGCGTCACTTGATGGCGCGGGCGCGAAAACGGGCTACGCGCTCAACAAGGCGTTAGTGCCAGCGGTTGCAATTGTTGGCGGTTTGGCAGCAGGTCTAGGTTTCGCAGCGAAGGCAGCGGCCGAAGATCAGAAAGCACAAGAACTATTGGCTCAACAGTTACGCACTTCGGCAATGGCTACTGATGATGTGATTGCGAGCAATGAGCAATTCATTAGCAGTATGTCAAAGGCGTTTTCTGTAGCCGATGACGATTTGAGACCTGCGATGGCGAGCCTGGTTCGTTCGACTGGTTCGGTAGAGGTCGCACAAGGTTTGATGACCACTGCACTCGACATAGCAGCGGCGACAGGGACAGACCTTGAAACTGTCACACTTGCGTTAGGTAAAGCGGCTAATGGTCAGACAGCCGCGCTGACAAAACTTGACCCAAGCCTTAAAGGTGTTATTGATAGCAGTAGCACGCTTGATGACATCACGAATGCGCTAGCGGTTTCGTTTGGTGGTGCAGCAACAGTTGCAGCAAATTCGTTTGAAGGCCGTATGAAAGGCATGACAATCGCGCTTGATGAAACTAAAGAATCAATCGGTGCTGCACTACTGCCAGCGCTACTTGGATTATTAAACATCCTAAAACCTGTCGCGGATTGGGCGCAAGAAAACACACGAGTGTTTTTAATAATCATCGGAGTGATCGGCACACTTGCCACAGCGGTAATTGCTGCAAATGTTGCGATGAAAATATATGAAGCCACACTGGTACTAACAAAGATTGCAACGGTCGCACTGAACGCGGTAACCAGCGCCAACCCATATGTTCTTGTCGCAGCCGCTGTCATCGCGTTGACTGCTGCAATGGTTTATTTAGAAGTTAAATTTCAGGCAATGTCACGCGCATTCGACATGTTCGGCAATTCAATAATAGTTGTGACAGGGCCGCTAGGTGTGCTGATTGGCATGTTCAGAAAACTTGTTGACCTAAAAGATTCGTTTGGCAGTTTTGATATTGGCAATATAAACATTCCAGGTTTCGCCAATGGTGGAATTGTTACAGGGCCAACTTTGGCAATGGTGGGTGAAAAAGGCCCAGAGGCAATAATTCCGTTATCACAACTTGGCAGCATGAATGGTGGCGGTGTAACAGTGAATGTCACTGGCGGTCTCGCTACGAGCGCCGAGATTGGGCAGGCAGTAGTTAACGCAATTCGCGCTTACAATCGTTCAGCAGGGCCAGCACAAATTCAGGTTGCATAATGGCAGGCACAGCAGTAGTTCAATCTGGTAATTACGAATTAGAAATTGATACAGGATTTCTGCAAGATGCGTTCACACTTGATTCCGCAACAATGGGAATTTTAGATGGAACACAGTTTGTGCTTAACGGCACAACCAACTTTGCCAGCGTTCTAAATGGGTGCGACAATGTAACAATTAAACGCGGTCGGCAAGATATTGGTGATCAGTTCAGTGCAGGCACTATGGCGTTCACGATGCTTGACACAACAGGCGTTTTTAACCCATTCAACGAGGATTCACCATATTGGGATGCAACGACTGAACAGCCAGGTCTAGCGCCAATGAGAAAAGTACGCTTCGCCCGCTACGACACAAACAATGTCAAACAATATCTGTTCAAAGGTTTTATTGTAAATTACGATTACAACTTTGCATTGGGCGGTATTGACACGGTCACTGTTTATTGTTCTGATGATTTTTATTTATTGTCACAAACCTACATGGCCGAATTTAATGTCAGCGAACAATTGTCCAGCGCTCGAATCACAGCAGTTCTCAACCTTCCAGAAGTTGACTTCCCAATTGCTCAACGCGCAATTAGCACAGGCACACAAACACTTGGGGGTTCGGCAGCGTTTACAGTTGACAATGGCACATCGGTTCAGGCGTATTTGGCACAAATTAACCAGGCCGAGCAAGGCAGATTGTTTATGTCACGAACGGGTAATTTGACATTCCAGCCGCGTATCGGCAACACACTCAGCGGTTCGGTAGCAGACTTTCACGATGACGGAACAAACATTCCATACAGCGGGGTTGGTATTTCGTTTCAGGCTGATCAGGTATGCAATCGCGCATCAGTGACCATTCGAGGCAGTAACAATCCGCAGGTGGCCGATGACGCTGCAAGCCAAACTTTGTACTTTATTCAAACTCAGTCCATCACTGAGAGCCTGCTACACGATAATACAGCCGCGCTAAGCCTTGCTAACTACCTGTTAGAGCCTGAACCAATAGCGCGTTACACATCTGTTGAGACAGCGTTTATGAGCCTTACAGGGCTACAGCGTGACCAGGTGGCGATTATTGACATTGGGCAGACAATCACGATTGAACACACATTCACAACTGGTGCAACTACGAGCGAACTTGCACAGGAACTAGCCATTGAGGGTGTCGAACATACAATTAGCCTGTCTCAAGGTCATTCAATTGCGTTGTTTACTTCACCAACTGTAATTGTTTACGAATTGATATTGGATGACGCTGTATTCGGTATCATCGCACCATCGGATAATGTTCTCGGATAATCTGAAAGGTACTTATGGCAACAAGACAAGTTTTCGTGGCATCACAAGTCCTAACTGCGGCCGAACAAAATGCGCTGGCCACAGCGATGATTGCTATTAACGCCCAGACTGGCGCAACTTATACAGCGGTGTTAACTGATGACGGCAAGTTAATCACAATGTCAAATGCAAGCGCTAACACAATTACTATTCCACCCAACAGCGGTGTGGCGTTTGGTATTGGCACACAAATAAACATTGCTCAACTTGGTGCAGGTCAAACAACGATCGTTGCAGGGTCAGGCGTGACGCTTAATAGCGCTGGCACAAAATTGAAACTTGGAGCACAGTACGCGCTTGCGACTTGTGTTAAAACTGATACTAATACTTGGTTTGTTGTCGGCAATTTGTCGGCGTAAGCAATGCAAATTCTTAGCGCACCACACGCAGGCGGTGTAAACATTTCAGGCGGTCAAGAAACTGTCACCGTTGGCGGTTACAAATATGTTGTGTTTACTTCGTCAGGTACTTTGACTGTTGTAGGTGAAGGTCTAGTTCAATTGCTTGCTGTTGGTGGTGGTGGTGCTGGTGGCGGTAATCAAGCTGGAGCTGGTGGTGGCGCTGAAATCAATGACGCTTATTGGACTACTGGCACACTTTTAAGTACAAACCAAACTATTACTATCGGCGCGGCTGGTGTTGGCGGTTCTGGTATTCCTGGCACACAAGGCGGTTCGACAACTATTGGTTCTCTTGTCACCGCACTTGGTGGTGGCGGCGGAAATGCTAATTCCGGATCCGGGGGAACGGGCGGATCGGGCGGTGGCGGCGGCGTTGCTGGGTCGGGTGGTGCTGCATCTGGTTTACATACTTTTGCTGGCGGTAGCGGAACTTCAGTAGTCCCTCGCGCGCTTGGTGGTGGTGGTGGCGCGTCAGCGGTTGGCGGTAACGGTGTCGGGTCTGTTGGCGGTAACGGTGGACAAGGTTTAACTGCAATAAGTTTTGACGCAAATTTAACCGCTGGCAATTTTCCAACAACTTTAACTAATCAAGGTACTTGGTCGTCGGGCGGTGGGGGCGGTGCAGGTACGGGCGGTGGTGTTCCTGGGTCGGGTGGCACAGGAGCAGGCAACGGCAGTACAGGTAACGGGCAATCTGCCACAATGTACGGTGCAGGCGGTGGCGGTACAGGTGACGCTAATGGCGGTGCAGATATTGGTGGCAACGGTTTCAAAGGTTTAGTTATTGCGAAAGTACCAGCATGACAAATTATGCACAAATAATAGACAACATCGTTGTAGATGTAATTGTTGCTGATAAAAATTTTGTTGCAATGGAAAGCGACAAAATGTTAATTAGGTACACAAACCAAAACCCTGCAGGAATTGGTTACGGCTACGACCCGATCACAAATATGTTTATCCCACCAACACCAATACCAATACCATACGATTAAATTATGAACACAAAAAAAATAAACAAATCGCACAGACAAATTGGCGACCAAACTACTAAAGGCGGTTTGTTGGGCATATTTATTTATGTGCTGTCTCGAAACAATGTTGACCCAGTGCTTATCGGTTTACTTGTGCCAGTAGTTGCCAGCGTGCTTGCATGGATTAGTACAAAGATTGGCGACCCTGATTTAGCGTGCATGTTTATACCCCACGAAAAGAAGTGAAACCGTACACAGTTAACGCCGCGCCGATTGTGCAAGCACCGTTGGCTGGCATGGATTATTGGATTACGCGCGCAATAAAACATTCAAATAAAAGCCTTTGGAATAACGGTTCGTGGATTATTCGAGACATAAAAAATAAACCTGGCACTATTAGCAATCATGCAAAAGGTGTAGCAGTTGATTTGTCTTATCGCTATAACTCAAGCACTAACGCAG